CAGTCCGGCGCTCCTGATGTTTGCCGAGGGCGACAGCATCACCGCGCACGCCAACAACCTCGTCGACCGGATTCTGATCCTGCGTCTGACCGTCATCGCACGCGGTGACGACGGTTTCGATCAAGCAGATCGGACGCTGGTCGTCGCCCACGCCGCACTGCTCGCCGATCCCAATCTGGGCGGACTTGCCATTGCGGTACGAGAGATCGACTGCGAGTGGGACGCCGAGGATGCCGATGCCGGGGCCATCGCGTTGCCCGCCCGCTACGAAGTCCGCTACCGAACCCACGCCATTGATCTCACCAAAACAGGATGAACCCATGACCATTGAACTACTGAAATCCCACACCCACGCGGGCAAACGCCGCATTGCGGGTGACCGCCTTGAACTGCCGGAGGCCAGCGCCCGCTGGTTGATCGCGCAAGGCATCGCCAAACAAGTCGAAGGCGTAAGCGACGCCAAGCCCGCCCGCCGCGACCTCGCCACACCCGGCACCCCACTCACCAAAGGAGACTGACCATGGCTTACTTTTCTGGACAAGGCCGCGTGTTCGTCGGCAGCCGTGACATCAACGGCAACCCTGCAGGCCTGACCTTCGTCGGCAACGTGCCCGAACTCAAGGTATCGCTGTCGGTGGACACCATCGAGCACCAGGAGGCCCAGTCGGGTCAGCGCCTGACCGACCTGCAGCTCATCAAGACCAAAAAAGGCGAATTCGCCTGCACGCTGGAAGAGCTGATCGCGGTCAACCTGGGCTTGGCGCTGTACGGCACGACCACCGACCAGGTCAGCGGTACGGTGACCGCCGAGGTGCTGCCTAACCCCGTCACCCTTGGC